CCGCGTAGTCGTTCTCGGCCTGCGGAGGCAGCACGGCCACCGCGACCATCATGTCCCCGGGGCAGGCGTATGCGTACTTCCACATGGTGTACGGCATCGTCACCTGCGCGAGGCTCACGCGGCGCGATGCGAACGACCAGTTGTGCATCTGGAGGAGCGTGTCCCGTGCGATGGGGTAGAACCGCTGGCAGTGCTCTGCCTGCGGCGATCCCTCTGGCGGGTTGATGCTCGCGACCGTGGCATCGTCGCCGAGGTACGCGAGGGCGAGGTTGCAGATTTCCACTTCCGACGCCATGCCGACCTCCTTGTGAGAGGAGGGGAGCCGTGGTTTCCCGCCGACTCCCCTCCTTGTTCACAGACTCAACATCGGATCACTCCGTGGCGCTGGCCTCGGCCTTGGGCTTCCGTCCGCGCAGCTTGGGCATGGGCGCCTCCGACGAATCGGCGGCGCGCTCCGGCTGCTTGGCAGCCTCGAGATACTCGAGGTGCTTGTTGTACGGACCGTCGTAGTCGAACGTGTCCCCGGGCTGCCGGAGGCCGTTGTCCACGAAGCAGAGAACCTTTGCCTTGACCTTCGCCATTGGGTGCTCCTATCAGGCCACCGTGAAGCCGGAGGCATACGCCGTGCGGCCGTCCTGGATGTCCATGACGATGTCCGCGCTGATGACGCCGGCAGTGTGGGTGCCGGTGGTCACGACCTGCGCACCGAGGTAGCGCAGGGCCGTGGCAGCGATCTGCTGCTGGCTGACGCGGACCACGACCTGCCGGCCAGCGGCGAGGTTTGCGGTGGTGATGACACCGACCTCGCCGACCACGATGTTGCCCGAGGCAAGCGTGGAGGACGAGGACGCGACCACCTGGAAGGTGGCGTTCGTGCCGCCCGCGAGGGCGGTGGTGACGGTGAACACGACGTACAGGTCGCGTCCCTCGCCGATGTCACGGTTCTGGGTTCCCTGCGCGACGGTGTAGAGCGTGCCGCTGGCCGTGGCCGAGTAGGCGGTGCCGCTCTGGAGGTCAACGACATCCGGGGTACCGCTGGTCCCGGTGATGTAGGTGGCGGCCGAGGTGATCGCCCCGGTGTTGCCGAGACGAAGGTTGTTGTCAAGAATCATTTCGTGGTTTCCTTTCTGCCTTCACCTATCAGGTGAGGCGGGCTTCTGCGTTGATGAGGGCGTCCACGCGGCGGCACGGAACGCCGAGGAACGACAGCCAGCTGTACGGGGTGCCGAACTGCGACAGACCCTGGTTCACGGCCAGGACGTTCTGTGCGCGGTCCATCGCCTGGATGGCGAGGCCCGAGTGAACGGTCCGGTTCATGTAGAACGCCGCACGGCCGGCCGACATGTTCGGGATGCGGTACATGGCGCGAGCCATCAGCTTGATGAGGGCGGTCGCCGCGGACGAGAGCTGCGTGCCGGTCGCGCCGACGAGATCGCTCACGTCGATGTTCGCGATGCGGACCACGTAGCGCCAGTCCTTCACGACGAGGCCGTTCTTCCACTGGTAGCGCGTGGCGTACGCCTGAAGGCGGTTGCTGCCGTCGTACACGGTCTGCTCGCCGAGATCCTCATGCATGAGGCCGGCGGTCGATCCCTTCGGGAACGGGCAGTAGACGGTGTTGTCGCCCCACACCACCAGGTAGACGCTGGTGTTGTCGGTGGACGTGCCGCCGCCCTCGATGATGTTCTGGCCGATGCCCGAGCTGCCGGGGGCAGCCGAGTACCGCGCCGCGAGGCCGAGGAACGACTTCGGCTCGATGGCGGGGTTGCCGTAGAACATCGTGGTCGCCTGCGTCTGGTTCATGGCCTCAAGGAAGGCCACGTCCTCGGACAGGCGGAACTGCGCGGTGTTGCCGTTCAGCATGGCGAGATCCTTATCGACCTCGCTGCGGGCCTCAAGGATGCCGCACGCCTCATCGACCTGCGCGGTCGTGGACTTGCTGTTCGGGATGCCCTGGTTGAGGGCGCGCCAGTACACGGCGGGGAGGCCCGTGCGGATCACGACGCGCTCGCCGGTGGGGAGGTTGCCCTCCTTGAACACGCAATCCTCGAGGATCTCGTTGGACTGCGACAGGAGTTCCGCGATGACCGGGACGCGGCCCTCGGGATCGGTGCGCTTCGCCCAGTCGGCGAGCGTCAGGTTGCTGCTAGAGAGAACTGCCATTGTGGTGGCTCCTTGTGGTGGTTAGGTGCTGTAGAGAGCGTCGGCGAGATCGGCGAACGACTTCGGCCCGGGCTTGGCCGTGGCGGCCGCACCCGTGATGACCTTGTCCTCGCTGATGGCCTTGCCGGCGCGGTACATGAACCGGATCACCTCGGGGTGGTTCCCGAGGCCCGATTCGTTCAACAGGTCGCGCAGTTCGGAAGTCCCGAACTGATCGAGCGCCTTCTTCGCAACGCCAAGATTTTCGGTCAGCTTCTCGCCGCCGAACTCCTTGTCGGCCTTTGAGCTGTCGGCCCAGCCGTTGCGAACGGCCTCGATCTGCGCCGCTTGACGTTCCGCCAGCTTGGGGCCAACGGAGTCGAGGACGCGCTGCGCGGCTTCCTGCGACAGGTTCAGTTCCTTTGCCACCTTCGAGTACTCGGCGATGACCTCGGGGTCGAACGCTCGACCCTCCGGTGCCTTGAACTCGTAGGTTTCCGGCGCTGCCTTGGCCTCGGCGGGTGCCTCGGTCTTGGCGGCGTCGGCCGGCGCAGGTTCCTTACCAGCAGCGGCCGCATCGGCGGCTTGCTGGCCCTGGGTCGCGGTCGCCTTGGTGTCCCCGTACAGCTTGTCGGCCGTCGCCGCAACTGCATCGGGGACCGAGGATGGGGAAGCGCCTTCAGTGGTCGTTGCGGCTGCTTCCATCATCGTTGGTTCCGTCATGGGTTGCTTGTTCCTTCATCATTGCCGGGTACTGCTCCGGGCAGAGCGCGTGGACCATGGCGAGCATTCGCAGTCCTTGGTTTCTTCCGCCCTCCGCGAATGCCATTGTCATCGCGTTGGTGTTGAAGGAACTTCGGAACACGCCCGCCTGGTCCAGTTGCCGCCACACGATGCGGCGGCCGCGCTTGCTGGACATGAGCCACTTGATGTCCGACTCCTCGGCCTGCCGTTCCAGACGCTCACGCAGCTCGCGTTCGGCCTTGTCGCGCTCCTGGCCCCGCAGATCGAGGGGGTCGTACGTGCTCACGGGCGGAATGTATCCCTGTGTCTAATGCTTACGGGTACTCTCATCCGCCGTACAGCATGGTGGCTGCGCTGCCCATCGTGTTGCCGGCGGCGACGGACATGTCGGTGATCTGGAGTTCGATGCTCGGCTCGACGCCGCCCTCAACCATCGTCGTGCTCGCCTCCTTGACGTAGGCGCGTGCGGTGATCGTGACCTCGGTTCCGACCCGCATGGGGGCGTTGATCCCGAGCTTGGAGAGCTGCTCGGCCTCGAGTTCGATGCACAGCTCCTCGGGGTACATCTCGCCTTCGTTCTCGTCCGACTCCATCTTCATGTTGACCATTGCCATTTAGACCTCAATCGCCGAGGGCGAGTTGTAACCGCTGAACATGTTCACCACGTCGGTGAGCGCGTTCTGTCCCTGCGTTGGCGCCTGCGCCATGTTCTTCACCGTCTGCGACTGCTGCTGCATGACGGCGGCCTGCTCCTTGGCGGCGAGCGCCTGGTTGCGGGCGTTGCGCAGCAGGGCCACGTCCTTGTCGGCAACGATGAGCGACGGGTCCACGCCGAGCATGTCGGCGTAGATGTCGGCCCACTGGTCCTGGTCGAACTTGTCGAGGATGTCGGGCTTCATCTGCGCGATGGCGCCGAGGTTTCCGACGAAGCGGTCAACGGCGTTGGTGCCGATGGCGCGCTGCGCCTGCGCGAGCATGCTGACGAACTCGATGTTCAGGTCCATGCCCTGCAATTCCTGCGGGGCGGGCGGGATCAGGCCGGACGAGATCATGCGCGTGAACGTCATGTCCACGAGCGGGGAAAGCAGCTCGTTGTGCAGGCGCTCGAGCACGGGCCCAAGCATGATGAGCTTCTCCTCGTGGCGCTCGGCGACCTCGGTGGCGGTCATGCGCGTGTTCGGCATGTTCGCCAGCATGAGGAACAGGTCGGCGTAGAACGCGCCGCGGACGCGCTCGCGGCAGTCCACGATGTCGTTCAGCAGGTACTGGAGGTTGAGGTTCACCTCGAACGCGGTCTTGATCCCGTTCGATGCGCCGTCGTAGTACGAGATCCCGCCCGGGAGCGTCTCCACGTCGCGGTTCTTCATGGCGGCCGGCACCTGGAGCGGCGGCTTCGTCTGGTAGTCGATGGCCTGCGCCTTGCGGAGCTGCTCGTGCTGGAGTTGCTTGATGTCGCCGAGCGACTCCATGCCGGGGCTGTTTCCGTAGATGTCGCCGCCGACCACGGACCAGCGCGGGCACAGCGCCGGGAACTGCATGAACCCGCTCTCGCGCAGGAACTGACCGTCCTCGCCGCCGACCTCGAAGTACCACGACCCGAACGGCATGTTCTTGCTGTCGCGCTTGCCGATGTCGCGGTCGGCCCTCGGCTCGATGGCGTGGATGACGGGCACCCACTGGTCGAGGCTGCCCGTGCGGTACATGTTCTGCACGCTCACGGAGCAGTTCTCGAGCCCGAACTCCTTGACCATCTGCGAGACGGTCATGTCGAACTCGCGGTACAGGGTGCAGACGCGGCCCTTGGCGTCGGTTGAGATGCAGTACTCGCCGCACGTCAGCGGGTAGTGGTGGATCACGTCCTGGAAGTCCGGGAGCATGATCGAGGACGCGGTGCCGAAGCACCCCAGTTCCTCATACATCTGGTGCAGGCTGCGGTAGGTGTTCGACTTCTGGAACACGCGCTGCATGCGCTTGGTCACGTCATCGAGCCACAGCTTCACGGGCGTGAACGAGTTCAGATCGGGGTCGGGCGTGGCGAGCCGGAACCACTGGCGTGCGGGGCTCGTGGCTCCAGACATCATGCCGGCGCCGAGCGTGCGGAGCGCCCGCGTCCCGGTGTTGTCGTAGATGTTGTTGTGCCGGCGGTAGCCGCGGTTGCGGTCCTGCACGAAGTAGCGGCCGTTGCGCGGCAGGATGTACGACGTGAGTTCCTGCCAGTGTGCGTACCAGGAGGCGCGCTCGCTCTTGAGCTGGCCCCAGCGGGTGAACAGCCGATCCCGCGTGGGCGCGTTGGGGTACGAGGATGCGTCTCCGGTGTACTGGCTCACGTCAACCTCCGAGGAGCGACGAGCGCCCGAGCTGGAGATCCTGCGGGTTCACGCCCATCGGCCCGGTGAGCATGGTGCTGGCGGGGCCGCCGGCGCCTTCGGCCGCGGCGCGTCCCATGATCCCGGCGACATCGGGTTCGGCGCGGTTGGCGGCGGCCATCGCCTGCTGGCTACGTCGCTGCTGCGAACGGGCCGAGGCGGCGGCGGCCTGCTGGGCCTGACGCTGCTCTCCCATCGCCTGCTGCTGCATGGACGCGCCACGCTCGCCCGCGACGATGGCGTACCCGGTCCCTGCGGCTGCGGCACCTGCGGCGATGCCTGCGAGGATGGACGAAATCGCTGCCATGTCAGATCTCCCTTACGTGCGTTCGTTCGGTGTTCACGTATCCCATGCGCCCGAGCATCTTTGCAACGGGCGTCGTGCCTTCGATGACGAGTTCGCTCATGCACATGAGCTGCGCGCCGCGCTCCTTGCCCCACGCCTCAAGCGCGTGCATGAGCCGGAACGGGATGCGCGTCATGCGATGCGCGGGGTCCACCCACCATGCCAGTTCGACGGCGGCCGTGACGCTCGGCGCAAACCACATGGGCGCCACGACGCCGACCACGGCCCCGACGATGCGTTCGCCGACCTCGGCCACGAACACGACGCCGGCCGTCAGCACGGCCCGGAGGCCAGCACGGATGTCATCGTCGGACGGCGCGATCATCGTGCCGTACGCGCTGTAGGCGAGGAACTCGCGGGCCATTGCGGTCAATGCGTCGATGTCCTGCTCGGTGGCGTGGCGAATGATGCTCACGGACTGTATTCCTCGCGCTAGTCGTTACGGGTACTCACATGTCCTCGTACGGGTCGTGATCCTCGCGGCGCGGCGACAGCTTCTCGCGCACCTCTCGCGGCAGCATCTTGGCGACCGGGTAGGCGAACGTGAGCGCGAGCGCGTCGGCGATGTCCGGGCTGCCGCCGCCTTGGAGCCGCTTCTTGACCTCGTCCTTGGACTCGAGGACGCGCTTGCCCACGTTGTCGTACCAGTACAGCGGGGTGGACAGTTCCTGCTTCAGGTCGGTGCGGTCAGGGATCGCGCCGCCCTGGTCGATCCATTCCTTGATGGCCCACCACATCTCGGTGCGCTTGTTCACGAACAGGTTCGGGAACGTGGCCTTGCCGCCGAACGGCACCTCGGTCACCTCGTAGCCAAGTTGCCGCAGACGGTCGATCACGCCCGCGCCGGCTCCCGCGTCGATGAACACGGCGTCCGGGTCGCGCTCCTCGATGACGTTGGCGACTGCCGCCGCTAGCGCCATGTTGTCGATGCCCGTATAGATTCGTGGGTTCTCCATGCGGAGCCCTTGCCGCAGGACGATGGCGCTGCGGTCATCGCCGAACCGTGCCGGGTCCACGCCAATGACGAGCGGGGCGTCAATCACGTCGCCGTCCTGGTACTCGCGCTCGGCGGCGCTGTCGGCGTCGGACAGGCTGATGAGCTGGTCATCGCCTGCGGCACTGAAGTCGCACAGGTACTCGCGTGCGAACGCCTGCTCGGGCATGTCGCGCTGAAGGCGAGCGACCTCGTCAAGATCGAGCGCGTCGGTGTCGTGGACCGTATATCGGGCCGCATACCAGTCTGGCAGGCTGCCTGCGCGGTAGAACAGCTCGCTGAACAGGTTGATGCCTGCGGGCGTGCCGATGAACATGGCCCAGCCCTTGCGGTCGGAGAGGGCGGGCTGGATGATGTCGTTCCAGACCTCGGGCTTGATCTGGGCGACCTCGTCGATGACGCACCCGTCCAGGCGCACGCCGCGCAGGGCGTCGGGGTTGTCGCCCCCGAACAGGCGGATCGTGGCCTTGTTGTGCTTGAACGTGACGGCGAGGTCGGCCTCGTTGACGTCCACGGCGCCCGTGCGGATGAACGGGTCGATCTTCTGCTTCAGGCGCGCCCAGGCGATGGCCTTGGCCTGCTTGAGGTACGGCGCGGTGTAGACGAAGAACCCGAGGTCGCCCGTGAACTTGAGGGCGGCGTTGAGGAGCTGCATTATGGCGAGCTCCGTCTTGCCGGCACGGCGGTGCAGGGCGAGGACCGTGAACCGCTTGCGTTCCTTGTGGCACTTGCGCTGCCACGTGCGCGGGACGTACCCGAGCGTGACGGTTTCAGCCTTCGTCGGCATCCGGCACGCCCGTGATGACGTTCAGGGTCACGCCGCCAGCATGATCCACGGACACCTTTTCGGCATACCTGGCGGGGTTCGTCATGCGGAGGATCTTGAGTTTGGTGTCGATCTGGTACTTGCGCCAGGTGGCCTGCACGGGCGTTTCCGGCTCGATGTCGGCGATCTCCTCGCACCGCTCAAGGGCCGCCTCCTGCCCCTGCTCGCGGGCCGCCTTGTAGTGACAAGCAAATTTCTCGTCCGCCTCCAACCAAAGCATCACGGTCTGCCGGGTCGGCTTACCGGGTTGCTCGCAGAATGACAGCAGGGTCTTGCCCTTTGTGAGCCACGCAAGTATCTCGCTGGCGAAGGGTTCCGGTGCCTTCTCAAGCCGCGGTCGGCCCCTCGGTCGCTTCGGGGACGCGCTCCCATCGGCGGGGGACGGCGACGCGGCGTTGGTACTTCGCGATCTTGGCGACGGTGTACCAGGCGAGCCCGAGGTGCTTTGCGATGCGGCGGTAGCCCCATCCGTGGTCTTCGTGGAGTTCGCGGATTTCATCGACGATGGCTTGCGGGATCGTGGCATGGTGGTGGCTTTCCCCTACCCGTCGCCCGTTCTCGCCGTAGGCGACGAGGCGGGTCACTTCTTGCGGGCCTTGGACTTGCGGGCGTCGGCGCGGTTGAACTTCTTCGCGACGGACATGGGCACGCCGACCTTCTTGGCGAAGGCTGCGGAGTGTGCGGCGGCGGCCATCATGCGGCGCTGGGCGGGTGACTTACTCGGCATTGGCTTCCTTGGGGGTGAGGGTGAGTTCGAGCCCTGCGGCGTCTGCGAGCTTGAGGACGGAGTCGAACGACGGCTTCCGCCGGCCGATGACGGGGGCGGTGGACAGGAGGCACATGACGGTATGTGCGCGGAGGGCGCCCTGCTGCTCGAGGCGTCGTGCGACGGAGCACCGGGTTTCGCCCTTCGATTCCACGGCCGTGGTGACTGCGGCCTTGAAATCGTCATACGTTCGGATATTCATTGCGCGCAGTATATCGTCATGGGTTGACGCACTGCCCGAAATCCTCGCTGGTTGCTGCCCAGATGAGGCGCGGGGTTCCTGGTCCCATTTCGTTGGTTTCGATGTTGTCGGTGACGAAGGCGCGAGCTTCGGGGAGGGTGAGGTTGTGGTTGTCGCGCAGTCGTGCGGCGATCATGTCGGCGCTGTATACGGCGACGGGTATACCGGATCGTTCGGTGGCCTTGGGGTACATGACTCCGAGGAGGCAGTCATCAAGGTTGGCGAGCAGGATCGGGTTCTTTCGCCGCGCCATGCGGTGCAGTCTACCGACGAGAACGCCGCAGGCAGATTTTTGCCTACGGCGTTTCGTGGAGACGGCGTTGTGTTCAGCCTGCTTCGGGTTCAAGTTCGGGCGGCATGATTCCGGCGTTCTTGTGCACCCATTCGCGGAACTCCTCGTACTGGGTCCGCATGCCTCGGCGGTCGCTGTTCCACTGGTCTGTGTCGTACTGTTCGACGGTTTCGGACCACTCGTCCATCAGCTTCTCGGCGTGCTTGGTGGCCTTCACCACGTCATCGGCCTGAACGATGGCAAGCACGGTGCGGTGCTTGGCGGTGCCATCTTCCTTGTCGCCGTAATGCCACCACCATTCGCCGTCCCCGAAGTATTCCATCTTCGGCGCTTCGTGCTCGGGCACGACGCCGACTCGAGCGTAGTACTCGTTTGACACGGCCGTGATGCGGCTCCGGCCGTCCGCCTCAAAGGCTGGGATGCCATCGCCCCAGGTGCGATTCCACTCGTAGACAAGTCGCGTGGCCAAATTGTCTCCACGGATTCCCAGTTTGACGAACAGCGTTTCTTCGTTGTCCACGCACCACTTGTTGAAGTTCGGGACGTTGATCGAGCACGTGCGATGCGTGTCTTCTCGCCAGACGATTGCATACCAAGCCATGTGAGTTCCTCTCGTTAGGGGTGAGCGGGCAGTATACGCCAGCGTATCAACGAATCAAGGGGGGATTCTTCCGGCAGTATTCGACGGCGATGGCGAGGAACCGTCGCGCCGTGAACGTGAGCCCGAGCCGTTCGTGTACCTCGCGGATCTCGGCGTCGCTTGCGGTGGCGAGCAGTTCCTCGGCCCACGCTTCCCATTCCTCGAGTTCCTCGGGCGTCGGCCCCACGCATCGGTCGGCCTGCCGGCGCGTGCGCGAGGCGTCGGGGATGTTGGTCGGTCGGTCCTGCCCGGTGATCGCGCAGTACTTCTTGTGGATCGCGGCGATGTCCGGCTTCGAGTCGCGCTCGAGGCGGTGCTGGCGGATGCAGTCGCGCAATTTGTCCTGGTGGAGCGCCTGCCACTTCTCGTACACGATGTCGCGCAGCGCCTTGTCCATCTGAAACTTCGGCCACAGTTCAGCTACCAGCGCCATGTTCTCGAGGAAGGTCGGGGTGGTCATACGCGCAAGTATACAAGTCTGCGTTCCCGCGTCAACGATGCAGGGCGGGTGCCGGCGTCGCGGCGTGGCCCGACGTTCGGGAAGAAATCGGTTCGGATCTCTATGCAGGTGTTATTCCCGAGCCGGAGCCGCCGATGCCCGGGCTTTCAGTCTGCATGGTGAGCGCAGAGGGAGCGTGACCCCGCAATGGGGCCACGATCAACCAGCCCGCACGGAGCCGCGCTGTCGGTCGATGCCACGAATTTCACCATTTCGCTGGAGGACTGCCAGCCGCTTCAATCGTGGGTGAGCGCACCTTTCGGTGGCGCAGGGTAGGGTCACTCGGCCCTGCGTCTACATCCATGCTCCCCTACCGCGCCGGGAGCTTCATGCGGCATTGTTGCCCCTGAAGGCACGTTCGCTACAATGCAAGCGCGATTGGTTGACCAGCGAGCAGCATAGCGACCTTGTCGCCGACTGCGAGCAAAATTTGCAGGCACCCGCAAGTTCGCTTGCGGGTGTTCTGTTTCAGGGTATAGTGCTCCCGTCTGGCGTGCCTCTCTGACGAGGCGAGGCGGCTTGTGCCGCCAAGCGCGGCGCGACCGGACATTTGGTGCCACGGACGGCACCTTCTTCTGCCCCCGGAAGCTCGCCGCGTTGATCGCAAGATCCGCGGCGAGTTTGTTTGATATCATGTCGCCAACTAACACGCGTCTCGCCCCAGACGCTGCATATCGCCAAATGGCGACGCGAGAAATCGCGCACAGCATGGCGCAAGGCTCTGGCGCACGACAGCCCCCTACGCGGGGCTGTTTCGTTTGACGGGCGCATGGCGAAGCGTATACTCATTGCAGACATCCGAACCGCGGCGACCGACTCCGCGTGATTGCACTTATGGTGCGTCCCCCAGGCAAAAGGGGGAGAAACAGCCCCCTACGCGGGGTTGTTTCGTTTGACAGGCGCATGGTGCGGCGTATACTCGCGAAACAAAACCTCCGTGGGCCGTCCACGGTGCATAGTCGGGAAACCGACCAACCTTCCGCAAGGACTGGCGGACGCCGAAAGGCGAGTGAACAGGTCGAAGTTCACCATACAGCCCCTCACGCGGGGCTGTTTTGTTTTCCGGTCCCAAACGCTGCATATCGCAAGATCCGCTACACTTGAGAAGCCGCCTCCCGAGGGTGAGCAGTGTGAAGGACACCAGCATGGTTTCCGTCACGAGATAAGCGCAGGGCTTCGTTAGCGCACGACAACCCCGACAGGGGTTGTTTCGTTTCGTTCGTATGTGAGCGAATCCGCTACACCTGTGTAGTTCTGTAGTCACGTCGCGCCATGACTAGCACATTCGTCACGTGGGACAGCGCACGAGCTTCGTCGTGCCTGCCCCTGGGCGGGAGGTTGTTCCTACCCCAATGCGTGGCCTGCCGGCGGTCGTACCTCGCGGCCTTGTGCGCCGGCGCATGTGGGTGTTTGGCTCCGACACCGCAGATTCACGTCTCCGCACCGCTAGTATACGCAGACCTATGCCTCGCCACGCCAATCTCCCGTTTCACCTGTACGTCCACGTAGATAATCGCGCCCTCGGGCCCACGATGCCCGCAGGGACCACGCGAGGCATTTGGCACGCCGTGTACGCCCGACCAGCGCAGATCGTCATGGCGCACGTCCTGCTCGAGACGGGCGCAGAATGGTGCGGCATCCCGCTGCACCAGCTCGCAAGCGATCCCAAAGCGTTCGAGCGCGACGAAACCGCGGTCGCGCCATGCGCCGGCGACCTCCAGCCGTGGGGCGCGATGGGTGAATGCATAGAAGCCGTGCATATGCACTACCTCGAGGGACTGCTCACGATGGGCAGCGGCGTCGGGCCGGGGTTCACGGGCCGGCACACGGGCATCGTCATCGACTGGGCGGATGGGTTCAGCCGCTACCCCCAGGAACACAAGCCGCTCAACCTCGTGGAACGGTGGGACGGGCGCTTCCTGCTGTACCCCAACAACTACTGCCGCTTCCTCGACAAGCACTTCACGAGCGAGAAGCGAAGCGAGGACTTGAAGCACTACCGCCGTGGCGAGCGTGTGTACTGGGAGGAATAGTGATCCCGCGTACACGTCCCGATAAGGTGTACAGAAGTTCCACTTTGTTGAACTTGATTGCGGATCGTTAACCGATCTGTATGCGTTTCGGTGAACGGAAGCAACCGCGTAAGCGGAAAGAACAACCTGTAAGAGTTTCTTACGGGTTGCGCCTGTACCGGAGCCGCCAAAGTAGGCGCGACAGGTCGTTGGCCGTCGCGTGGACCGCTGCTTCGTCTAACAGGGGCAGCGAGGCGTGCAGTGCTTCGTGGATGATGGTGTCCAACTGCTCTTCCTCGCTCTGCCAACTTCCAATGCGGATCAACCGCCCTTCGGCCTTGCCGGGGTCGGTGATGTCGCCGTAGTCATTGATGGCAGAGAAGCGCAGCCGCCAGTATTTGCCGCCGAGCCGTACGCGCATGTCTGTCCTTCTGAAACGGCTAGTTACTGCGCTTCGCGCACCTCGTACCGCAACACGCGGTTCGACTGGCCCGTCTGCTCGTGGCGAGAATTGTCCATGTAGAAGCGTAGCCAGAGCGCACCCTTGGGCTTGGGCGGCATCCCCTTCTCGACGGCCCACCCGGCCTGCTCGCTGAACTCGTCCTTGTATCCGGGCGACCGCACGTGGGTCACGCGGTCGAGGTACGGACGCCCGTGCGGTGACAGGCGCGCACGTTGGATCGGCATGATCCACTCGTCGTGGGTGTGGCCCGTCCAGATGATGTCGGCATCGGGCAGGTAGACCGCCATGCGCGAGGTCTGGATCGTGCCGCGGGTCACGGGGCCGCCGCCGCCGTAGCCGTGGTGCATGTACATCACGACGCTGCCGCCGACGAGCTGCCGGCGCGACTTGTTCCGCACCAGGAACCGCACCCAGTTGGCGTACTTGCCCGCATACGCTTGGCAGTCTGCGGGCCTGCGATGGCGCAGCGCCTCCACGAGCCGCTCGTTCATGTCCGTCTCGTGGCGCTTGCGAATGGCCGTCTCGTGATTCCCGGGCGCGAACAAGAGCGCCATGTCGGCGTGCGGGGCAACATAGTCGGCGGTCGTGCTGATGACCGAGTCGAGGTAGCGGCCCTGCTGATGCTCCGGCCGGCATGCCGAGGTGTCGGAACGCAGGTCGTACTTGCCCTGCATAAGGCACAGGAAGTCACCGTTCGACAACCACTTCCCGCCGCGCTCGCGGCACTGCCGCATGTGGCGCTCAAACATCCCGCGATCCGCGTGTGCGTTGTCGATGTGGGCGTCGGACACCAGCAGGAAATACTGCTCCCAGTCTCTGCTCGGGATGTTGCTATCGCGCTCCTCGGTCATTTCGACCGTGAACGATCCGGGGTGGTGCTGCGTGATGCTCACACCCATCCGACTGCACCCTACCAACACTTGGGCGCATTTCACGTCGGCAAGAATATTTCTGATTTTTTCTCACGTTCTCCCCTTGCGCGGTCGATATACACCGATGTACACCACGCATGTCGGCCGAGGCGTGTTGCCGAGGCCGCCAACAACGAGAGGACACCATGGACCGCAGCCGATTCATCGCCGAGATTCTGGAGTCGCAGGAGAAGGCCCGCAAGTTGCTCGATGCCCAGCGCAGGCACACGGAGCTGGAGGCGCAAGTGTTCGCGATGGTTGATCTCGAGATCAAGCGCCGCGCCGAGCAGGACCGCCCCGCCGCTGACCGTTGCCCCATCTGCGGCGACGAGTACGGGAGCCTGTCGTGAGTAACTCCACCGCACAGCTCGTCAAGCGCGTCTGCTCGCTCGTCCGCACCCTTGACCGCGCCCCGCGGACCCGTGCTGACCTGGCGCGGGATTGGGGCTGCACCACGCGCAACGTGAACCACACCATCGACCGCGCCCGGAAACTGTTCCGGGTGCGGCTTGAGCACGTGCCGGGGCAGGGATACGTCCTGCATGACGCCGGCATCCTGAACCGCGACGTGGTTGCCCGGAGGTCCAAGTGAACCTCTTCGACCACGCCGAGGCCCAGCGCCGCAAGGAGGTCGGGAAGGCGCTCGCCGCCGACCGCCGGCACGAACTGCTCGCGGCCGCCCGCGGGTTCGCCGCGTTCATCGCCCGGGAATACGGCACCGTCACGGCCGACGATGTCGCCGAGCTCATGGCCGCCAACAACCTGGACTACGCGGACCTCGGGAACGCGGCCGGGTCGGTGTTCGACGCCAAGTTCCAGTGGACGGGCCGGGTCATCCCGAGCAAGCGACCGTCCACCCACGGCCGCCTCATCCGCGAATGGAGCCTCGCATGATGCTCTCCACCGAAGTTACTGTCGAAGTGTCGGACGCGCTGTTCGGACCTGACGCGGCCGTGCTCGAGTACCTCGCGGCTCACCAGGTCGAGGCGATCCTCGACGTGCGGTGGGAACGCGAGGACGTTGAACGATTCCACCAGCACGGCAGCGTCGTTCGCGAGGCGTGGGAGGTGCGGTTCTGGCACCCGTTCAGGATCATCCTCGACGGCGTCGCGTTGGATCACCCATCCAAGGTGCCGAGCGATTTCCCCATGCAGGAGATCCTGAAGGCGCTCGAGTCGGCCGAGGTCGCCAAGATGTTGCGCGCCGCCGGCGTGGAAGCGAGGAGGGCGTGATGGATTCACCTACGGGTCAAGTCGCCATGACGCTTCGGCACGGCCAGAGCGTGTCGCTCGTCCACCCGGACGGCACCGTGTGCGTCGTGGCGCCGACGCCGAAGCAGATCGGGAAATGCCATATCGTCATCATCGCACCGAAGGCGGTGCGGATTGAGCGAGACAAAGAAACCGCCGACGAGATCGAACGGCTGCGCGCCGAGCGCGACGAGGCGAGGCGGATGTATCTTGCCAGCACCTGTAGCGAAGATGAAATCATTCACGAAATGAAGCGCCATGGTTGGGACTGCTTCAAGGAGGACGGCAAGCCATGCCAGTAGGCGGTAGATACAAGCACACGAAGTACGGGAGGAGCGCATCTGGCGACGATGTGTTCTTCATCCTCATCCCGATCTTCGCCGTCATCCTGCTCATTGCGATGATTGGCGAGGCACGGAGATCAAGTAGCGGCACGAACCACAGAACCACACAGAAGGAGACTTGCAATGACCACAACGACTGACACTTCCGCCATGACTCTCGCACAGAAGTCCGACCGAATCCTCGCCCAGACGCGGGGCTTGAGCGGCGCAACCCCCAACGCCACGCGATTGATTGAGGAGTTGCGATTGGCGTTGGAATCAAACAGAAACGATGTTCAACGCCTCACCGCCGAGCGCGACGAGGCGAGGCGAGAGGTGTGCAATCTGTCCATCCACCTACCGCGTGACTATGCGCTCAAGCGCGGCTGGGACTGCTTCAAGGAGGAGCCATGACCGAACGAGACAAGATGGCGATTGAAATGCTCCGCGTAGTTTTGCAGACCACCAAAGACTGGAATGAAAATGCGCTCAATGAATGGTATTGGGATGGCACGGCCAGTGCAGCGGACCTTGCATATCGCATGGCAGACGCCATGCTGCGCGCACAAAAGGAGGAGCAAACCACATGACCGACTTGGACATCGTCACCCGGCTGCGAGCATTGGCTGCTGCATTAGCACAGGGTGAGTGGGTTGCGCTAACAACCACATGTTCTACTGCCGCCGACGAGATCGAACGGCTGCGGGCCGAATGCGAACGCCTGCGTAAAGACGGCCTGCGCCACATTGATACGTTGGTAGCTGAGCGCGATGAGGCGCGGGCAAGAAACGTGCGATTGCTCTCGCAGTTGCAGGAATACGAAGTGAGGGAACTCTGATGCCGAACCCCGACTACGTTCTTGCAATGGTGCGCCAGCGCGCCAACGCCAAGCTCGCCGCCGCCGAGAAACAACCTGCGAAGCACGCCGACTTCGCCGAGTCGTGCCGCGCCGAGGCCGCGTTCTACTGGCGCATCGCCGACGCGATGGAGGAACTCATGCGCGAAGCCGCGGACGCACGGAGGGAGGCCATCCGTGCGTGACTACGGCGACGAGCACACCGCACCTTCGTGTTATGGAGAGCCTGGGGGCGGGGCGTTCCCGCCCCCGGGCGCTGACATATGCGAACGCCTCGCCATCACGTGGGTCGGCATGGGCGAGATGGCGAACGCCGAACGCGCCGAGGCACGCGCCGAGATCCTGCGCCTGCGCGCCGACCTCGAGTTGTGCCAGCGGTGCCTGCCGACGCACATCGCGAAGATCCTGTACGAGGGGAGCGGCTGATGAAACCCGGGAGAGGCGAGACGGAAGAGGACGTTGTGGACCGCGTACGGGCGAGCGGGACAGACGATCCGCTCACCCTCGAGCTCATGCAGGAGGTCGTGTACCTGCGGCACGAACTGGCGAAGGCGCTGCGTCGGGTGAACGATTACGTGCTGCGAGAGACGAACCACAGGAGGCGAGATGATTAGTTTCACCGTGCCGGGACTGGCCGCGCCGCAGGGAAGCAAGCGGGCGATCCGGCTCCGCAGCGGGCGCGTCGCGCTCGTGGAGTCATCCGCGAAGGTAAAGCCATATCGCGCCGTGTTCGCGCTGGCGGCGAGGCAGGCGTGGACCGAACCGCCGGCCGATGACGCGGTCGCCGTCGAACTGCTGTTCCGGTTCCCGCGCCCCAGGTCGCACTACACAAGCACTGGCATGCTGCGCTCAAGCGCGCCGCGTGCGCCAGGGCGCCCGGACCTCGACAAGCTGTGCAGAGCTGCTTTGGACGCCATGACCGGGGTCGTGTACGTGGATGACGCGCAGGTCGCCATCCTGTCGGCAGCCAAGGAATGGGGAGACACGGCGGAAACTTTGGTAAAGGTCTGGGCGTGACCACTACCATGTGTCCATGCGACAAGACCTGAAACTCACGGTACTTCAGAAGCAATTCGATACGTTGAAGCAATCGCTTCGACGTTCACGTGTTTCGTCGCATACCCACAATCTTGGCGATTTGGAACAAAGTGGGGCAACGGCCGGAAACGTCGTTACATGGAATGGACTCATTTGGGAACCTGCGGTGGTTCCGTCGCCTGTCATTGCGTTGACTCACTCCTCTGCGTTCTTGGCAGCCAACGTCTCCATGCCGGCCGCGAACACGTGGTACGACGGACCTGTATTGTCCCTTGCGGACGGAACATGGTTGGTTATGGCGAGCGCAACCATCGGGCGCACGGGAACCACTGCTGGGAACTACAACATTCGCATTTCCACCGGAACGACGCACTATGCCAGCGTGCAGCAATATCACGCGAGCGTGGCGAACAATTATGCGGCTCTCAGCTGCAATGCCATCGTGACGCTTGGCCAAACCACGACGATCAAATTGCAGGCCGCCGGATCTATCACGGCCGACATTCTGCGCGCTGATACGCCAAATAATGCATCCGGCCTCAATGCCACTGGCCTCGTGGCGATCAAGATCGCTTGACTTGACAACCTTATACCGGGGCGTATACTGACCACGTCAGCGGTGGGCGCGTTGCCCATCGCAACACTCACGAGAGGAGATCACGATGACTGCATTGGCACGACTTGATGACGAGAAGCGCGAGCTGCTCGCCCGCACCCTGTGCGCGGGCGCGAGCCGCGACGAGATGGAACTGTTCTTCAGCGTCTGCGACCGTACCGGGCTGGACCCGTTCGCTCGCCAGATTTACGCCGTCAAGCGGTGGGACAGCCGCGCCGGCCGCGACGTGATGCAGACGCAGGTCAGCATCGACGGGTTCCGCCTGGTTGCCCAGCGCAGCGGCGAGTACGCTGGCCAGACCTCGGTGGCGTTCTGCGGCACGGACGGGCAGTGGACCGACGTATGGCTCCACGACGAGCCGCCCGCCGCCGCCCGTGTCGGGGTCTACCGCAAGGGGTTTGTCGAGGCGGTCACCGCCGTCGCCCTGTTCCGCGAGTACGCGCAGCGCAAGAAGGACGGCGGCCTCACGGGCATGTGGGGCAAGATGCCGTCCGTGATGATCGCCAAGTGCGCCGAGGCGCTCGCCCTCCGCAAGGCGTTCCCTGCCGAACTGTCCGGGCTCTATACCGCCGAGGAGATGTCGCAGGCGGATAACCCGCCCGCGGCCCCCGCCCCGCAGTCCCACGTCGTGGCCGTCCTGCCGCCCCCGGCCGCAGAACCCGCCACGATGCCCCAGGACGCGCCGGCAGTCGCCGATGCCCCCAAGCCCGTCCGCAAGGCCCGGAAGCCGCAGGAGGCGCCTGCGGCCAAGCCGAGCCCCAACGATGTGCCCGTCGCGGGCCCGACCGACTCCTACCCCGACGAGTACGAGGGATCGTTTCGCATCCACCGCGTCGTGCGCCGCCCGGGCCGCGCCATCGCCATCGAGGCCACGGGCCAGCACGGGCCCGCTTGGATCGCCACCACCGTCCGGGAGTACGCGGACCTCGCCGAGGAGTCGATCAACGGCAGCCTCACGATGGACGTGGCCCGCGTCGGCAAGGCGCTCACCGTCATGCGCGTGCTGCGCTCCGAGCAGCCGCCGGCCCCCGAACCCGCTCCCGTCACGGACGGCAGCGATCTCCCCTTCTGACCCTACCCGGAGGAATACACCATGAGTCTCTACGCCATCCAGAACGAGATCACCGACATCGTGGACGCCATCCTCGACGGGGGCGACGCCGAGGCGCAGCAGGCGCTCGAGGCGCACCTCGCCGGCTTGGACGCGGCGCTCGACGAGAAGGCCGACGATTACGCGGCGCTCATCCAGCACCTCATCGCCCGGGCCGACGCCCGCCGCGTCGAGGCCCAGCGCATGCGCGACCTGGCCGCCACCGACGAGGCGCTCGCCGACCGCCTCAAGGCGCGCCTGAAGGAAGCGATGGAAACGACCGGGCGCACCAAGCTGGACACGGCGCGGTTCCGCTTGTCGGTCGCGGGCAACGGCGGGAAGCAGCCGCTGTCCGTGACGTGCGACGCCACCACGCTCCCCAAGGAACTGACCACGGTGACCGTGGCGGCCAACAAGGACGCGATTCGTCAGGCGCTCGAGAACGGCGCTAGCATCGCCGGCTGCGAGCTCCTGCCTCGCGGCACAAGCCTGCGAATCCGCTGAACCGCAAGTCCATCCTCTCCCCCCTCGTCGGATTCCGCAGGATGCGGTCACCCGGCGAGGGGGTTTCCTTTGGCAAAGCGGGCGCAGCCCGAAGGCCACGCCCGCCAGCAGTGCCGTTGGCGCGAACGCCTCCGGGCTGGTCAGAACTTGAAGCGGTGCCCATGCTTGCCCTTCAGGTACCACCCGGCCGCGAGGCCGACGATGGCGACAAGAGCGGTGAACCACACGGTGCCGAGTGCGTCTGCAAGGATCATTCCTGTGTCTTTCTGCGCTTCTGCGCTTTGCGGAACGCGGCATCGAACTCCGGGTCCACCCGGAGCGCCGCCACCAGTTCGCGGTCATTCTCCGGCCGCGAGTCATCAAGGGTATCAAGTGCCAGTTCGGCTGCGGCGACCTTCCGCCTGGGCAACCATCCGACCGCGATGCGGATGGCCGTGAACGCCCCAGACTGCCACAGCACGAACGCCACGGCCACGACCGCGACCGCGATGCCCCACCACTGGAGGGTGGAGAGCCACGCCGGCACCTTGTTCGTCACGTTCGGCAGCTCGTCGTGGATGCCCGCCGCAAGGCCGTCGATGCGCTCCGCGCCGGCCACGACCACGGGGTCGCCGATGGCCTGGCCGTGTTCACCGAGCGCCTGCGCCTCCGTGCGGATGGCGTTCGCGTGGTTCGAGATGCGCTGCACCGGGTTGCACCCGACGAGCAGCAGGCCGATCAGCAGCGCCCTCATGCGAACACGCGGTAGGGGATGCTCGGCAGCGGGTCGAACGTCGGCAGCGCGGCGACCTGCTCCTCGGTCAGTTCAATCGTCACCCGGAGGTTCGCGTGGTACTCGGGGTGCCCCGGCTTCACGATGTTGCCGTCCGCGTCGTACTGGGGCGGGATCGGCCCGATGCGGTCGAGGTACGCGCCGGGGACGGGCATCAGGGCAAGTTCGCCCTCGCCCATGTCCTGCTCAACGAGGATGCCTGCGGCTTCGAGCGCATCGTCCATCTGCGCCTCGGTGGTGGTTCGGAGGAGGTAGTCCATGTGGTTACAGAGTCGTAAGGGCGTTCAGTTGCGACTGCGCCATTGCGAACGGAAAGAACTTGATTTGGCGAATGGTTCCAAACATGACCGATCCGGGCGATGCATCGCCACTACACCCAACACCCATGTGAGTGACCTGCGATGCAAGCGCAGAAGGTGCCGTGGTTGTCCCACTACCAGTCAGGCCGTCATACGAACCAAGGAATGCCGACGAATCAACAGCCACAGCCAATTTGTGGCGGCTGTTGTATGCAAGCCCAGACGCTAGCGAGCGGTCCGTGTTTGTTGAGGCATTTATCTTTCGTTGCGATGTCATCGTTGAAGAACCGTAGTAGTACAGTTCCGTTCCGTAATTAAACGTGCCCCCAGCGGTACGGTCGAATAGCCTCACGATGTCAAGAAAGGCCGCGCTTGGGTTCGCAGGGATGCACTCCGCGAACAGCGTCTGTGGGTACAGCGGCCCCGTGATGAACGAGGAAGTCGGGATCGTGCAGAAATCCGCCAATCTCTGCACCGTGCTCGCCACGGTCGGGATGTAGGAGGAGGCACCGGAACCTGCTTCGAGTTGTGCTCCCCAAAGTTCGATGCTGTCGCCGCTCGTCACAATGCGGATGCCGACGCGCTGCGCTGCCGTGGTCGCAGCGAACGTGTAGCGAACCCATGATGATGTGATCGCCTGCGTCGTGTAGGTAGATCCGTTGTCAAGCGTGTAGTCGATGTTCCCGGTCCCGCTCACTCTCCGCAGCCAGATGCTAAAGGTTCGCGCAGCGGATGTTCCCATTGCGGCCGTGCTGATGATCGTGCCATTTCCTGCCGAAGCCGTCACACGCAGCGCAGTCGTTCCGTTCGCGGGATCGGTATTGTTCGTGCTGTTGCGTGTGATATTGGTATCGGCCCAATCGTTGCTTGCACCGCCGGATGTAGCGAACGACTCGGACCAGTTCAGGAGGTTCGTCGCCGTCCCCTCGATCAGCAGTCCTTTGGGTGCCAGCGTGGTCGGGTCGTAGTCGAAACGGGCCACGTTGTTCGATGCCGTGGCAACGTTCCCGCTAGCGTTGATGAACGTCCCCGTGCTCGCCCGCGTGAACGTCAGGCGCGAATCAAGGACGCCCGTGGTGAAGTCAAGGGTGAGCGTGGATCCGTCGCCCAGGCTGATGAGGCTCATCAGCTGGCCTTCCGTCGAACGACGCATCGGGCGTCGGAACCTGCCTACGTCGTACCGCATCGCGGCCTCCGATCAGAGGAATGCGTAGAACGCGCCCATCGTCCCCGTCGAGGACTCAAACTGGAGCGTCACGTACTGCACGCCGATGGTGTCGATCACCACGCCAGCGGGCGGCGTGCCGGCAGCAGCGGCCGTGCCGGGGCTGTACACGTTCACCGTGGGCACGCCCGTGCCGACCGTGATCGCATGGAAGAAGTGCTGCGTCGTGCCGTTCACAGACAGGCTCGGGATGCTTCCGGCCGTCGCATTGTACGCGCACGCCAGGTCGGCGAGAAGCGTCGGGACGTAGATCGGCGTGCCGTTCGTCTGCACGTACGTGGTCCAGCCGATCACGCGCATGCTCGGAGTGGTCGCGTTGTTCGCGCTGTGGAACGGGATGAGCCGGATCAAACTCGGCTTGTCGCCGAGGTTCGTCGGGACCAGGAACGTCTGGCCCGTCGTGGACGGGATCGTGGCGGTCGGGACGGCGTTGTCGTAGGTTCCGCTCGAGGCGGTGATGAGGCCGCTGGTGCGGTACTCCGGCTTGTCTGTGGCGATGACGATGTCCATTGGCATTGGCGTGTCCTTTAGGCGAAGTGCTTGATGAGGTAGTTGGCGGCCAGGCTCATGCCGGCCCCGATGGCCGCGCTCCAGCCGAGCATGTAGCCGCGTGAGTGCTCGAGTGATCGGATGCGTGCGTCGTGCGCCTTCAGCTCGTCGTTCTGCCGCGACTGTTGCGACAGGATCGAATCGACCTTGCCCTCAAGGCGGCCGATGGCGAGGAACAGTTCGTCGTGGTGGGGGGAGGTCATTGGAATGACTTTCGTTAAACGGAAATCGCTCCGAATGTCTTGAATGTTCCGGGCGTCCCCGCTGTCGTGCATACCCATCCGATGGTGCCACCGGCAGTCGGCGCTGAATTGAACACAACGTCTCCAACTCGATGCGTTCCAGACACTGGCGCTGCTGATGCTGATGGAAGTCCGCGAGCAAGTGTTGGATCTGAAACAATGACTTGCGTGCCGACATTGTTTCGGCACGTCAATGCACCACCGGAACCGGCCTGCCATTCAATCACGCCGGTTGTAACGTTATCAATGATTGAACCAGCGGTATAGATCGTGCTTGACGTTGAATACAAAGTTCGATTGTTGGTTGCTCCGATGCCCGACAACACGTTTGATGCGACGAGCAGGTTGGCAACCGTTCCAGGAAGCGATGGGTTGGAACTTTGGATTGACAGGATGCCGTTTGTAATCATCTGATGACCGACGCAGACATTGCCGCATAGCGTCATTGATGACACAGACGCGGAATCCAGCAACGAAACGTAAATTGCCGGCCCGTTTTTTGCGACGCCTCCGCTGTCCGTGATTCTGTTGTTTGCGATGGTTACGTTGTTACTTGAAACGGACACATAGATTCCGTATCGACCGGAGTTGCGGATGACATTGTTTGTAATGGTGCAATCGCTGACGTATTCCACGACGATCCCATCGGGAGTAGTTCCAGCGCCAACAATCGTGTCAACGATGTTTCCATCAATCACGACGTTGAAGATCGTGGACGCAACGCCGCCGACGAGGATTCCAAGTCCGACATTCTTCAGGACATTGTTGCTGAAGATGATGTTTCTGCACAATCCCTGAGCCTGCATGGCATTGAATCCAACGACACGATTGTTGGAATACATGTTTCCGTCAATTACTGCATCAGAACATGTTTCCAGCTTTATGAGATTGCGGTCACAATCGTCGCCGTAATTGGCGGAAACAATCACCCCATCGTAATTCGTCGTGACGATTGCATTCGCATTCACCGCACCCGCAACATACAGACTCTTGAACGTGCATCCAACGACACTCGCATTGACTGTTCGCGTGGTGCTGAATCCGTAAAGAAAGCATCCTTCAAGGTTCGAGTCGAAGAACGTGCTGTTACGGATCGCGACGTTGTTCACACTGCGCGTTGCGACCGATGCTGCATAGAACTGCGTGAACCGGCATTCGCTGACGAGAATCCCGGACAGCGTCGTAGTCAGAACGCCATCCATGACGATGGCCGCACGGTTGCTCTTGCCAGTCCCGTTCGCCCCGGTATTCCAGGAATCCGAGAATCCGTCAGCGGGCTGGTTGGCGCGGTTGCCGTCGAACGACAGGCCAATGAACTCGACGTTGTTCCCGGTGACGTTGAAGCACGGGGAGAAGTCCAGCGATGCCAGCTGCTTCAGTTTCACGGTCGCGCTGCGCGAGCCGGAAATGCGGCGGCCACTTCCAACGGTGACGTTGCGGACGATGTAGGTTCCGTCAGGAAAGTAGATGTCCTGCGCTGCGTTGATGGCAGCCTGCACCGCAACGGTGTCATCCGCAACCCCATCCCCGACCGCGCCGAAGTCCTTGACGCTCACGACATCGCGGAGCCTGTCCAGCACCGTGCGCTGCGACGCGCCCGAGCCGGCGGCGAGGAACGTGACCTGTTCAGAGGTTGGCTTGGTCATGGGCATGGGTTAGGCCAATTCGTTGTGGTGGGGAAAGGTCATGGCGTGGTGAGATATCGAAGTTGTCCAGACAGATTCCACGCTCTGCCAGATGCTCCTGCTGAAAACACATCGGTCAGGGTGACAAAGCCGTTGTTGTTGAAATTTTCCAGTGGCCCGTTGAATGTGTCTGAGCCAGTAATTGATACCTGTCCAGCGAGATAATTCGTTCCCGTTATCGCTGGTGCAAATCCCGTGATGTACAGCTTGAAATTCGACGCATCAATCTGGTTTCTTGTCATCGTGACGGTGAAGAACACGTCAACCACGTTCCCGACACGAGACACTGTTGATGTCTGATTCGTCAGGACATAGTTGAAATCCGCCGTATTCCGGAATGTCAAAGTTGCCGAAGATGTGGTGGCATTCTGCCCGGAATATCCGAGCGATGTCCAATCAAAAGTTCCGCTCTGCACGAAGTTGCTCGCTCCAAGCAAGAATGCTTGTGCGCCACCACTCCCGGAAACCGTGCAGATGTTTCCTCCACCACCAGAATTGACGCCGATTGCGAGTAGTTTCCCGGTTGAACCAAGAGCAATAACAGGCGTTCCATTGAACGTGGTGTTGATTACCAGGATTGTGTGCGTGTTTCCGGCAACCGCCTCAATATCGTTTCCGGTGTTCAGCTCAAACCATGAGTTCTGGATGGTGGTTCCAAGCGCAGCAAATCCATCGCCGACCAATACACCCGTAGCTCCTGTGGTAATTCCCTGAACGACGCAGCCATCTATGTATGTCGGGCCGCCGCCTTGCGTCCTGATTGCATTTGAAGTAGTACGAGTGAAATCGCACTTTTCAATTTTTGCAACGAAACTATAGTCGGTCAATCCTGCATTCTGCCGGAGCAGAACGCCACCGCCGGCAATATCCGCGAATACGCACATGAAAATGTATGTGCCATAGGCGCGGTTGTTATCAATGCACCACGTTGCCGACGATGACGTGAAATGACATCGTTCGATCACCGTATTGACGGCATCCTGCGTTCCTCCGCCAATTTCGATAAACGAAGAAGGAACATTTGTAACGTTAGAGAACGCCAGCCCAGAAATGGTCATTCGCAACGATTGCGTTGCATAAGTTGGCTGATACGAAATTGCCGCGCCGGTGGTGTTGAAAATCAATTCTGACGAAATTTCTTCACCAATGATCGCAATCGAAGAAGTGATGATCAGCGACGTGAGTGCATATCTCCCGGAAGGAACAATGATTGTTCCACCTCCGAGCGCACTTCTGGTTTGTGCATATGCAATCGCATTCTGAAACGCCGCCGTGTCATCGGTGACCCCGTCGCCGACAGCCCCGAAATCCTTGACGCTGACCGTATCACCGAACTTGCTCGCGGCGCTGCGGGCGACCGCGCCCGTCCCGGTCGGCGTGTAGGTGACGAGATCCGCGCTCGTCGCGCCGATGTTGCTCGTCAGGAAGTTGATGAACTCGATGTTGTCGGTCCCGGCGACCGGGGCCGCCGAGAACGTCAGCGTCGTGCCGGCAATCGTGTACGTGCTGCGCTGCTGGTACACGCCGCCGATGTAGACCTGGGCGCTGTTACCGAGCGCGCCGGGGTCAGAGGCAAGCGTGAACACCGTCTGCGACCCCGTGCCGCTGAACACCTGCCGCGTGATCGTGGCCGGCGCACCGCTCGAGCCCGCCGTCACCACCGAAGGCAGGCCGTTGGCGTCGAACGACAGGAACGAGTTCGCACGCTCCGCAGCCGTCGGCAGCTCCATGTTCAGGCTGCCGTCAGTGATCGGGATCTTGAGCGTCCGGTCACCGATATCGCTGATCTGCTGGATCTGAATCGTCGCCCGGTCCAGCGCGTCCGTGATGACCTCGGGGTAGAACCCGCCCTGGTTCGTCAGGTCCGTGGGCTGGAGGTTCGCGATGTCCGAAGTGATGACGAGCGTAGAGCCCGTGGCGAGGGCGCCCGCGAGCAGCGTGATGCTGCCGCCCGGGTTCGAGTTCTGGTCGCCGTTCAGGGTGACGCTGTAGTCCGAGTTCAGAACGAGCGTCGTTTCAACGCCCGTTGAAATGTTCAGGCGCACGACATCAAGGTCGGCGGCGGCGAACACCTTGAACGTGAACGGGAACACGGTCGCCGTTCCGTTGCCGACAAACGGCCCTGCAATGCGCGTCGTAGAGCTGATGGTCATGGATGCGGAGCCTCGTTGGTCAGACTAGGAAATACGGGTACGGATACGGGTACTAGCGTTGCACCCCGGTGAGCGGC